ACTTAATAGCAGTAAAAGTGGATTGAATACTATGCAAGTATATTACTCAAACTATACGGGCGTATATACAATACAAGCAACACTAAATTTACAACCTACAGATTCTGACTTTTTTGATGTTACTGGACAAACTTATACAGTGAGTGGTGCTACCGCAGTTGATTATCATACATTTACAGGTATGTATACTTTTGTTAGGCTAAAGCACACACCAGCAGTTGGTAATGCAGGAACACTTGACAAAGTCGTTTACAGAAGTTAATATTAAAACATGATAGTATTGGACTTTATTCGTCAGCAAATGCCTGGTGGCTGGAAACAAACTCCTAGTGGCTGGATTAGTGGTAACTGTCCAATGTGTGCTACTCGAGGACATAGTCCAGATAAGCGTGGTAGAGGAGGTATAAGATTTGAAGATGAGAGTTTTCAGTACAACTGCTTCAACTGTGGATTTAAAACAGGCTGGAGTGATGGGAGGCGTATTGCAGGTAAGTTAAGTGATTTGCTTAAAGTATTTGGAACAGACGAAAGTGACATACAGCGTATTAACTTTGAAATACTACGTGAACAAGAAGCAAATGATATTGCTGGACAATATATATCCAAAGAACGTGTAGAAAAATTTAAAATAAATTGGGAAGAAAAACAACTACCACAAGACAGTTATCCAATAGGTAGTTATCCACTAGAAACACTAGATAAAAAACAACTGGACAAACTTAGTTTAGCATGTACATATCTTATGAAACGTGGATTAGACTTTTATGAAGATTGGTATTGGTCACCACATATGCATTTTAGTAGTAGAGTGATATTGCCTTTTAGATATAAAAACAAAGTAGTAGGCTATACAGCAAGATGGGTACCAGAACATAGACCCGAAGCAATGCCCAAATACTATTTGCAACAACAAAAAGATTTTGTGTTTAATTTGGATGCACAAAAAACACATGATACTATAATTGTTACAGAAGGACAACTGGATGCAATACAAGTAGGAGGCGTTGCACTTGCTGGAAATAGTCCTAGCAATAACCAATGCACTATTATAGAAGAATTAGAAAAAGATGTTGTATTGTTACCTGACTTTGATGCGGCAGGTATGGATACAATTAATACAGCTATCAGACGTGGCTGGAGTGTAGCATTTCCTGAATGGGAAGATGATATAAAAGATGCTAATGATGCAGTGATGCGTTATGGTAGATTGTTTACTGTACAGAGTATATTAAACAGTGTCGAAACTAGCGGCACTAAAATAAAAATACTTGCGAAAACAAGATGCAGGTAGTATAATAAAGGAATATTATGAGCGAAGATTACACATCAGACTTACAAAAGTTATATTTAGAATTCTTGTTGGCAGACAAGGATCTTTTTGTGCGGTGTAATGCTATCTTAGAAAGCAGTTACTTTGATAGACAGTTTAGAGATACTGTGGACTTTGTAAAAAAACATGCAGAAGAATATCAAGATGTTCCGTTATTGGAACAGGTAAAAGCAGTAAGTGGTTTAGAAATATCTGATGTAAGTGACAAACTGAGCAAAGAACACAAAGATTGGTTTATGGATAACTTTGAACAGTTCTGTAGACACAAAGCATTAGAGGCGGCGATACTTAAAAGTGCTGATAAATTAGAAAACAAAGAGTATGGAACAGTAGAAGGTATTATCAAAGCGGCAACAGAAATAGGACTTGCTAAAAACTTTGGAACAGACTATTGGGAAGATCCAGCAGGACGTATACAAAGTATTAAAGATAATAGAGGTCAAAATACAACTGGCTGGGAAACATTTGATAGAGTATTATATGGCGGATTTAATCCAGGTGAATTGAATATATTTGCAGGTGGCAGTGGTAGTGGTAAAAGTTTGTTTATGCAAAACTTGGCATTGAACTGGAGTTTGCAAGGAAAGAATGTAGTGTACATCAGTTTAGAACTCAGTGAAGAACTGTGTGCTATGAGATTGGATGCTATGCTTACAGGCATGAGCACCAAAGACGTAATGAAGAATAGTAGCGATGTTGAATTGCGTGTGAAGATGGCAAGTAAAAAAGCAGGCAGGCTACAAGTAATACAAATGAAAAATGGTAGTACAATTAATGACATTAAAGCATATTTGAGAGAATATCAGATACAAAATGACATACATGTTGATGCACTATTGGTTGACTATTTGGATCTTATGATGCCAATTACAGTTAAAGTTAATCCAAGTGATCAATTTATTAAAGACAAATTTGTCAGTGAAGAACTTAGAAACTTAGCAACTGAACTAGGAATACTATTTGTTACAGCTTCGCAATTGAACAGAAGTGCAGTTGATGAAATAGAATTTGACCACAGCCATATTGCTGGTGGTATTAGTAAGATCAATACTGCTGATAACTTGATCGGCATATTCAGTAGTAGAGCTATGCGAGAGCGTGGCAGAGTGCAAATACAGTTTATGAAAACACGTTCAAGTAGCGGTGTAGGAAGTAAATTGGATTTAAAGTTTAATATGGATAGTTTGCGTATACAAGACTTAGATGAAGATGAACAAGAAGATACAACTACAACTAGCATATATCAAAAACTTAAAACAAAAAGTAGTGTAGCACCAGCAGGAGAAAGTGTTACAGAAAATAACCTGGATGCAAATCCACAAGTAGATGCAACGGATAGACTTAAAAATTTGTTGAGGAAAGCAGACTAGTATGATTAGACTAATAGCTAATAATGAACTGGATATACTGAGCGGTGATCCAGTACGTCCACACCTAAATAAGATAGATACAGGAAAACAAGTATATGTCTTAGATGACCTATCAGCAGTAATATGTGTTTGTTACTGTAAACAAGTACCGTTAACTGAAGAAGAATTAGAAAAATACAGAGATGACACTGGATCAGTTGTAGTGGCATATACTGTATGGAGTAGCAAAAAAGGCGCAGGGAGAGCCATTGTAAATGAATTGCTAGAAGTAATGTCAACCAAGACAGGAGTGGAAAGATTAGTAACACTAAGTCCACTAACAGAAATGGCAAGTAAATTCCATATCCGTAATGGAGCTAAAAGAATTAGTGAATCGGAGTGGTGTCAAAACTTCGAATACACTTTAATTTAATTTGCTGGAGTAAGGGTGTCGTTTACCTTATCTCTTTATATTTGTGATTCTGAACAACAAACACTGTGTTTAAAATTGAGTCATTATGTATGAGCCTAGTTTGAGCCTGTAATTTGTGTTTGCCTGCCATTGATGATTAACTCTTATTGTTAATGGATCCTCTGTTCATTCTCAGGATTCTGCAACTGCCATAAGTGCTGATCACCAATACTCCAGCAAAGATATTTACTAAATACTATTGATATGAAGCGTAAAACAAGATCAATTTTGGAAGAAATAAATGCAATGTCACCAAAACGTGACAAAAAGCACATTGTTGAATCCAATGGACAGCAAGTAATTGTTACAGCAATTAATTTGATTAATCTAATTAACGAAAGTTTCGATGTAGAAACAGCAAGTGATTTAAACAAACGATTGATCAATGCTATTAGAACAAAAGATCCTAAAAAGTTCGCTCGAGGTATTGGTAAAGTAGAATGAAAATTAAAGAAATCCTAAGCGGAAATAAGAAACGAAAAAGACGTGGTAGTCGTTTAGACAGAGTTAAAGGTTCTAGTTTAATTAAAAAACTTAAAGAAGGTGGAAAAATATTTCCCAATGCACAACCTTTTGACCATATAAAAATTCCAGCTCTAATGAAACAAATTAACAGTGTACTATCTAAGACAGGTGCTAAAGCTATTCCGATCGGCAGTGGTGCTACACCTACTAAAGGCAAAATTAGTGGCGACTTGGATATGGTAGTTGACATGGATCAACTAAAGCAACACTTCAATATGCAAGATGCTGAAGATAAAATTATTAGACAAAAATTAGAACAGTTGTTTGGGCTAGCAGGATTTACTACAAAGAAGAGTGGTACTAGTGTACATGTAGAAGTGCCAGATGGTAACGCAACTCGTCAAATTGATATTATGGTTGTACCTAATGCAGAAACAGCCAGCAAGTTTCATACACATGCAATTCCACAAGGTAGCAAGTTTAAAGGTGCAAACAAAATGATAGCAATAGCCAAGTTAGCAAGTTATCAAGACAAGTTATGGTCACCTTATCAAGGATTGTTTAGCAGAGATGCAAATGGTAAGAAAGCTGATTTTATATCCAGTGACTTAGACGAAATAGCAAGAACATTATTAGGCCCTAATGCCTCAGGAAAAGATTTAGGCAGTGTCGAATCCATTATGGCGGCATTGGGTAAAGAAAAAGGTGATGCGTTGCTAGCTGACTTGCGTAGTGGATCAGGCTGGAAAGAGCTTGAATAATGAGAGCCAATCAATTTCTAACTGAAGCTACTACTAAAGGTAGAGAGTACAATCACTTAGAAGACCTAGTTACATTTGAAGGTAGCAGAGGTGCATTAAAAGCCGCAGAGATACTAACACGACTAGGACAAGATTCCAAAGACGTTAGCATCAAGTGGGACGGTAATCCAACTATATTTTGGGGAAGAGAACCAGACGGTCAATTTGTAATGACTGGTAAAAACGGTTGGGGCAAAAACAAAACAACCAGTAGCGGAGAGCTACAAGACTTTATTATGAATACAGGTAAAGGCGAAGACTGGCGTAAAGATTTTGCTGGAGAAATGGCAGGCGTGTTTGAGATACTAGAAGCTAACACACCTGCTGATATGAAAGGCTATGTATACGGAGATCTACTGTATACGCCACGCAAACCAGTTACAAGTTCACAAGCGGGCTTGCAGTTTACACCTAACAAAGTTACATATACTGTTGACCCCAACAGTGAGTTAGGCAAGCGTATAGCGGGCAGTACATTGGGTGTAGTAGTACACACATACCATGATGCATTTGGAGATAAGACAGGTACTCCGATCAAAGACACAAAGAGTATCAATAGTAATGCGGTAGTTGTACTAGGACAAACATATGTAACACATCAACCTAAAGTTGATACAAGTGCAGTTCAGGATATAGTTAGTACGGCAAATGCGAACGCACAAATAATAGACAATTGGTTAAAGCCGGAACAGGGACTGAGTAGAAAAGATGCAATACTCTATAACTATGTTAACCAAATGACCAAACAAGGTAAGTTAGACCAACTCAGGACAGGATTTTATGATTGGCTAAAAACCAGTAAGGTCAGCCAAGGACAGCAAGCAAAACTTATGGCAGGAGACGACAAAGGTCTTAATGCTATATTGGATCTTGTTGTTAAAACACAAAATATTAAAAACAATTTAATAGACCAACTAGATAACTCAGGCGCTGATGTTACTGCTCGTACAGGCGGCGAACGTGGCGGAGAAGGCTATGTTGCTACTAGGGATAAAATTAAACTAGTTCCTAGACATAGATGGACA